CTAATTTAGCTGGACCCGATGCATTTACAATGACAAAGGGTGGTCGTGCTGTTCCTCTTAAAAAAGATAAACCAAAAAGTAAAACAGATCGTTTACCTAATTTAGCTGGACCCGATGCATTTACAATGACAAAGGGTGGTCGTGCTGTTCCTCTTAAAAAAGATAAACCAAAAAGTAAATACGATGACCCCAAATATAAAAAGGGTGATTGGTGGGACGACCCCGACTTTGACCAAAAGATGATGGCAAAGACTTCTGCTGATAGAGCACTCAAGGTGGCAAATATGTCTGGTCCAGCCGTTGAAGATGCATTAAATAGACACGGGATTGGTGATAATTGGGGAGGTAATGTCAGTTGGCAACACGACCCAGAAACGGGTGATGTCGATGGATATGATGATGAGGGTGGTGATTATGGGTCAGTTAAAGCCATTGGAAACGGTCGTTATATGGTAAGACTGCCTGGCCAAAAATATGAAGAAAGTAATAAGGTAAAAGGGCTTGGTGATGCTGTAAAGGCATTGGCCGCTGCAAATAAAGATAATTACTAATTGTAACAAATAAAAAATAAGACTTGACTTAAATACTAAACGATGTTATATTACTGAAGTAGTAAAAATTAAACCCTAAACCATAAGGAGAAAAACTATGGCTCTTGACATTTCTGCACTTCGTGCTAAGCTCAATACCTTCCAAGGACAGGGACAACGTTCCTCTGCATTCTGGAAACCCTCGGCGGGAAAGACGATTGTTCGTATCGTTCCCCTCACCGACCGCCCGGAGAATCCGTTCTCTGAGCTTTACTTCCATTATCTTGGAAACAAGACTCACCTAAGTCCTATGACTTATGGTAATCGTGACCCGATTGCCGAATTCGCCGATAACCTTCGTGGTGATGGTAGTCGTGAGTCTTATCAGCAAGCCCGCGAGTTTATGCCTAAGCTCCGTACTTTTGTTCCTGTAGTTGTTCGTGGTGAAGAGGATGAAGGTGTCCGCTTCTGGTCATTCGGTAAGACCGTTTACCAAGAGCTTCTACAAATTATCGCTGACCCTGACTATGGTGATATTACTCACATTGAGACAGGTCGTGATATTACCGTCACTTATATTCCACAGGAACAGAGTGACACCAATTTCCCGAAGACTTCGGTAATGGCCAAGCCTAATCAGACTCCTCTCAGTGATGATGCTCGTCTGGTTGAGAATTGGACCACAAGTCAGCCCGACCTTCGTTCTCTGTATAAGGAACCTTCCTTTGAAGAACTCAGTGCGTTCCTCAAGAGATACCTTGACCCCGATGGTGCGGTTGATGCTCCTGAGACGAGTGTAACACAACAGGTAACCACACCTGTTGCTGCTGCTCCTCAACAGACAAGTGCTCCCGTTAAGAGTGCTGTTGATGAGTTTGAATCGCTCTTCGCAGAGTAATAAATGCCAATAAAGAAAAAGGTTGATACACCCGACCGTGATGAGTTAGCACAGACTATTGCAGATAGTCTTAACTCAATGATGAAAACTGATGGTCAGGTAGCCTACTTTCTTGACGGCGGTGAAGATACCCCAATTGATTTAGATGATTGGGTTTCCTCTGGAGCCACCATGTTGGACCTTGCTATCAGCAATCGTCCACATGGTGGTTTTCCGGTGGGGAGGATTGTAGAATTAACGGGTCTTGAACAATCTGGTAAAAGTCTTCTCGCTGCTCATGCCATCGCCAGCACACAAAAGGCTGGTGGTGTAGGTATTTTGATTGACACAGAGTCTTCGGCTAACGAAGAGTTCTGGCGTTCCATTGGTCTTGATATGACTAAGATGGTATATGTTCAAGCAGATGCCCTTGAGGATGTGTTTGATATGATTACCAATGTTATTGAAAAGGTCAGGAAAGCCGATAAGGATAAGTTGGTCACAATCGTGGTTGATTCAGTTGCTGCCGCTTCTACCAAGAAAGAGATTGAAGCCGACTTTGGTAAGGATGGTTATGCTACAGATAAGGCAATTATTCTCAGTAAGGCTATGAGAAAGATTACCAATCTACTAGCAAAACAAAGAGTTCTACTAATCTTTACCAATCAGTTGAGACAAAAGATGAACGCTATGCCATTCGGTGACCAGTATACAACGAGTGGTGGTAAGGCAATTCAGTTCCACGCCTCTGTTCGTCTCCGACTTGCAACTACAGGTAAGATTAAGAATAGTAGTGGTGATGTGATTGGAGTAACCGTGAAGGCTACGGTTCAGAAAAATCGTTGTGGACCTCCACACAGAGTTGCTGAGTTTGATATCTATTTTGACCGTGGTATTGATGATTATTCATCGTGGTTAAAGGTTATGAAACAAAATAAGATTATTAAACAAAGTGGTGCTTGGTATTCATTTACCGACGATAGTGGTGAGGAACACAAATTCCAATCAAAAGATTTCCCAGAATTCCTAGAAGCTGATTTGGAAAGAAAGGAAATGTTTTACAATGAAATCTGTGAAAAGATAATTATGTCTTATCGGTCCACAGATGTTAAACCAATCTTTGAAGAAACAAGTGAAGAATAATGACTGAAGAACTGTTGAAAGCATTTAACGATATGTTGAGTGAACGGGAAGAACAAGAAAGTCTTTCTCTTAATGACCGTGTTCTTATCATTGATGGAATGAATACCTTTATCCGTAGTTTTGCAGCAATCCCAACTATGGATGACAATGGTAATCACATTGGTGGTGTAACGGGCTTCCTTCGTTCGGTAGCATTCGCTATCCGTCAGGTCAATCCTACAAGGGTATATGTAATCTTTGATGGTAAAGGTGGTAGTAAACGCCGTCGTGACATATATCCAGAATACAAGGCAGGCAGAAAACCCGTGACAAGGTTGAATCGTGCCTATGATATGACGACAGAACAGGATGAAAAAGACTTAATGAAACGTGAGTTGGTGATTGTTGCCAAGTCACTGCTGTCTCTACCCATCACAACGATTACTCTTGACCACGTTGAGGCTGACGATATTATGTCTTATATCGCAACTCATACTGCAGAACAGGGTGGTCAAAGTATTCTTTACTCAACCGATAAAGACTTTCTTCAGTTGGTCAATGAAAACATCACCATTTGGCATCCTATGAAAAAGAAGACCTATACAACAGACTTGGTATTGGAAGAACACAAGATACACCCCAATAACTTTCTGTTGTATAGGTCACTCATAGGTGACAACAGCGACAACATTTCTGGTATCAAAGGTATCGGAACAAAAACATTACTAAAACATATGCCTCAGTTTGCCGAAGAACAAAAGATTACTTTGGATGAATTGATGGATACAGCTAAAGCAAATAAATCAAAAGTTATGCAAAAGATTGTAGATAACAAAGATATCATTGAGCGTAATCTCTACTTGATGTCATTGGAATCTGCCAATATGAGTGATATAAATAAGATGAAGGTCTTGAATAGAATTAATGAGAGTGAAGTAATTCTTGACAAACCCCACTTGACAAATCTCTTGGAAGAGTATAATATTCTACCAGCAATACAAAACTATAACTTTTGGTTGCAACAAACCTTTTTACCCTTGATGAGATTTAATGGTAGACTATAATGCTAATGTTGACAAACTCACAGACTTCGGACCCGCCTTTCAATCAAAGGTAATCGCATCACTCATTCGTAATGGGTCATTTCTTGCACAATCGTTTGACGTTATCAACCCTAACTTCTTTGATAGTAGTGCTTCCCAATGGATTGTATCAAAGATTGTTGATTATTATGTTGAATACAGAAAAAATCCTACAATGGAATTTTTCCGTGCAGAGTTTGGTGAGATAGAAAAAAACGAAAGTCTAAAAGTTGAAGTCCTAGACCAACTCAAGAATAGTAAGATGCACTTTACTGATTCTGACCTTGAGTATGTTCAGGATAAATTTCTTGAGTTCTGTAAAAACCAAACATTGAAGAATGCTATCCTGCGTTCTGCTGATTTGCTACAACGTGGTCAGTATGGTGAAATCAAACTGATGATTGATGGTGCAATGAAAGCTGGAACACAGAAAGATATTGGTCTACGATGGGATGAGGACTTTGAGAAGAGACACATAGAAGCCTCCAGAAATACATTACCTACTGGTTGGTCTGTCATTGATAAATACCTTGATGGTGGACTAGGCCCCGGTGAGTTGGGTGTTATTGCCGCACCATCTGGTATTGGTAAATCTTGGGCCTTAACCCACTTGGGTAAGGCTGCACTTCAACAAGGAAAACAGGTAATTCACTACTCATATGAGTTGAATGAGAACTATCAAGGTATCAGATATGACACTTCTTTCACTGGAATTGAACCTTCCGCTCTAAAACATCACCTAGAAAGTGTAAAATCGGTCATTGAAAAGGTAACTGGTAGACTACTTATTAAATACTTTCCTACAAGAACGGCATCGTATCATACATTATTATCACATATTGATTACTTATCAATCCACGATTTTAGACCAGACTTGATAATCATTGACTATGCTGACTTGATGAAAACTCCTACTCGTTCTAATGCTAGACATGAGGAATTGGGGTATATTTACGAGGAACTGCGTTCAATGGCAGGAGAACTACAAGTTCCAATTTGGACCGCAAGTCAGACACAGAGGTCCAGTATTAATGATGAAGTAATTGAAGCCGATAAAATCGGTGAGAGCTATAACAAGGTTAAAACAGCCGATGTTCTACTTTCACTTAGCCGTAAGACTGAAGACAAAATTAATAATACTGCTCGGATGCACATAGTCAAAAATAGATTTGGTGCAGACGGAGTTACTTTGCCCGTAAAAATGGATACATCTAAGGGTCTGGTCGATGTTCATGACCCCACATCTCCAGAGGGTGGTGAGTTGCAGGAAACTATGGCTAATGGTGAAGAGAATATGAAAAAGTTCCTTGCGAATAAGCTCAAAAGTTTTCAGTCGGACGATGAGTAACCCACAATAACCTTAACTTTCTGGAGAAGTACCAATGCAATTAGCGTCAAAAATTTTATCCGATGTAACCGTGCATATGAAGTATGCAAAATTTATCCCAGAACTAAATCGTAGAGAAAATTGGGATGAGATTGTTACAAGAAATGCAAATATGCATATTAAAAGATTTCCAAAACTAAAAGATGAAATCAAATCTGCATACCAACTAGTTCACGACAGAAAAATTCTACCAAGTATGAGGTCAATGCAATTTGGTGGAAAGCCTGTAATGATTAACAACGCTAGGTTGTATAATTGTTGCTATCTTCCAATGGATAGTTACGAAAGTTTCAGTGAAGTAATGTTCCTACTACTTTCAGGAACAGGTGTGGGTTACTCTGTCCAGAATCATCACATTGAGAAACTACCAGATATTCGTAAACCAACCAAAACCAGACGCTACTTGGTAGGTGACAGCATTGAGGGTTGGGCAGACGCCGTTAAGGTATTAATGAAGGCCTATTTTGCTGGTCGTTCTCTACCATTGTTTGACTTCAGTGATGTCCGTCCAAAGGGTGCTCGTCTAATCACCAGTGGTGGTAAGGCTCCCGGTCCTGAACCCCTACACGACTGCCTACACAATCTCCGTAAGGTTCTTGACCGAAAGGAGGATGGAGAGAAACTAACTTCGTTTGAGGTCCACGAAATCAATTGTTATATTGCTGATGCAGTATTGTCTGGTGGTATCCGTAGGTCAGCTATGATTAGTTTGTTTGACCTTGACGATGAAGAAATGCTTACCTGTAAGTTTGGTAACTGGTGGGAGACAAAAGCTCACCTCGCTCGTTCCAACAACAGTGCGGTCATCGTAAGACACAAGATTGACAAAGAAACATTTATGGACCTCTGGAAAAAGATTGAGGCATCCAAGTCAGGGGAGCCCGGTTTCTTCTTTACCAACGATAAAGATTGGGGAATGAACCCTTGTGCTGAAATTAGTCTACGACCATACCAGTTCTGTAACTTGGTCACAATTAACGCATCAGATGTGGTTGACCAAGAAGACTACAACGCAAGAGCAAAAGCTGCCGCCTTTATCGCTACTCTACAGGCAAGTTACACCGACTTCCACTATCTTCGTGATATCTGGAAGAAGACAACCGAACGGGAGGCACTAATCGGTGTATCAATGACAGGTATTGCTTCTGGTAAGGTTCTTGACCTCAGTATGAAGGAAGCTGCCAATGTGGTCAAGGAAGAGAACAAGAGAGTGGCTGACCTAATCGGTATTAAACCAGCCGCTAGAACAACCACAGTCAAACCCGAAGGCACATCATCATTGGTCTTGGGTTCCAGTAGTGGTATTCACGCCTGGCACAATAGTCATTACATCCGTAGGGTCAGGGTGGGTAAGAATGAGGCAATCTACAACTATTTATTACAGAACCATCCAGAGATTGTAGAAGACGAATTCTTTAAACCAACACAACAAGCTGTTATTGAAATACCACAGAAAGCTCCTGAAGGTGCTATCACACGACAAGAAAGTGCAATGCAACTACTCAGTCGTGTCCAAACCGTCTGGAGTGATTGGGTAAGAGCCGGTCACAGAAAAGGTGAGAACAAAAACAATGTCTCCACCACGGTATCTATCAAAGATGACGAGTGGGATAAGGTTGGTGAGTGGATGTGGGTCAACCGTAATATGTATACTGCTTTGTCGGTGCTACCATTTGACGACCACACATATACTCAGGCTCCCTTTGAAGATTGTGATGAAGAAACCTACAACACAATGATGGAAACCCTAAAGGAAGTCAATGTTGACAATATCACCGAAGTAGAAGACACCACAGATTTACAGGGTGAAGTTGCCTGTGGTGGTGGAGCCTGTGAGGTGGTATAAAGGAGAAAGTTATGACAGTATGGAAGAATCTTACATACGGAACGGCTCATGCGTGGGGGATATCAAGTGACTCCCCCACGCGTGGGACATCCAACGCAGACATTATGATTGATTGGGAAGAACCCAGAGGAGAATCAATGAAAGTCAAAAGGTTACAGGAAGACGCAGTATTACCCACCAAAGCACATACTGGTGATTTAGGTTATGACTTGTATGCTAATGAAGACATTACGTTATACCCCGTGTCTACTGAGTTAGTTAGCACAGGAGTATCAATTCAGTTTCCAAAAGGTTTTGGTGGTCTTATCAAGGACAGGTCATCTATTGCTACGAAAAGAAAAGTCTTTACGGTAGCGGGTGTCATTGATAATGGTTACACAGGAGAGATTAGAATTGCACTTTTTAATTCTACTCCCTATAGAATTAACTTTAATAAAGGTGACAAGATTGCTCAGTTGGTTTTGATTCCCGTTACAGATTTTGAAATTGAAGAAGTAGATGAAATCGTAACCAGTGATGGTCGTGGTGAAGATGGATTCGGCAGCACAGGAGAATAGTATGAATTACTATGAATTTTTACCTTGGCAAACTTGGGTCAATATGCCCCAAAACAAGGACTTGACACACGATGAAGCTCTTCGTAAATTTAATGTAGAAAGAGACGCTCATCTAAAGAAGATGATTTGGTATGAAAATCAAGCAAGGATAAATCAAAACAACAAGTAGGTCTAATGTATCAAAATATCTATCTCGCAGATGATTACGTTCACATCTGGGATGACCAGAAAGGTTATTATGTTTTTCCGGCGAAAGAGTATCAATACGCCTATCGTAAAAATCCACGCGGTCAACATCTATGCTTCAATGGTGACAGGTGCTCCAAGACACGGAGGTTCCAGAAAGCGGACCCCGAAATTTATGAGAGTGACCTTCCCATTGAGACACGGGTGTTGACTGATGTGTATCTAGAAAGTGATGAACCATCTGATGGTCACCGACTAGTTGTATTTGATATTGAGGTTTCAATGAAACCGGAGCTTCCGAACGTTGAAACCGCAAACAACGAAGTAACATCTATTGCTCTCTACGACCAAATCACAGACGAGTATCACGCGTTAGTTCTTGATACTTCTGGTGAGAAAGAAAACTATTCCAAAGACAATACACACGTTAAGTTTTTTACCACAGAGTTTGACCTGTTGTATTTTTTCTTGGATTTGTGGGAGGGTATCAACCCAACTATTATTTCTGGTTGGAACTGTGACCAGTTTGATACTCCCTATCTGTATCGTAGAATACAACACGTTCTTGGATACAATCACGCTCTAAGAATGTCCAGTATCCAGAAGGTCAAATACTCAAACTACAGAATGAAGTATCAAATTGCTGGCATTTCGTGTCTTGATTATCTAGACCTTTATAAAAAGTTTACCTATACCGAACTTCCTAACTATCGTCTTGATACCGTGGGTGACATTGAGTTGGGTATGGGTAAGATTGAATATGAAGGAACCCTTGATGATTTGTTTGAGAATGACATTGACAAGTTTATTAGATATAACCTACGAGACGTTGAGATTATCGTAGAGCTTGAAAAGAAGATGAAACTGATTGAGTTGGTCAGAGGTATCTGCCATATTGGTCACGTTCCATACGAAGATTATTGTTACTCTTCTCGTTTCCTTGAAGGAACGATTGTAACGTATCTGCATCGTCAGGGTATGATTGTGACTGACCGCGACCCCGACGCCAGAGAGTTGATGGACAACAAAGATGGTGAGGGTTTCACGGGAGCGTATGTCAAGACCCCAATGCCTGCTAAGTATGAGTGGTTGTTTTCTCTGGACTTACAATCTCTGTATCCAAGTATCATTATGTCTCTTAATATTTCACCAGAGACAAAGGTTGGTCGTGTTGTTGGTTGGGATAATCGGAAGTATGTAGCCGGCGAACTTGAAAAAGTTGTGGTTGAAACAGGTGATGAAACTGCAAACCTAACCAACGACCAGTTTAAACAATTTGTAACAGACGGAAACCTTGCGGTCAGTACAAATGGTATCTTGTATCGTCAGGACAAACGAGGAGTTATTCCAGATATTCTAGAGAAGTGGTTCAGTGAACGTGTAGAATACAAAGACTTAATGAAGAAGTATGCAAACGAAGGTAATGAGGAGTTAGCTGACTATTATGATAGACGACAACACATTCAAAAGATTTTCCTTAACTCACTATACGGAGTTCTGGGTCTTCCAGTTTTCAGATTTTTTGACATTGATAACGCTCTTGCTGTTACAGCTGTCGGTCAGGATGTAATTAAAAACTCAGAGACATTTGTTAATGAGTTGTTTGACCAGATTGGAGCAGAACCAAGAAGTGCTGCAGAAGTAGCAAAGTATCAACGAGCACTAAACGCAGAAGCACTACGGAAAAAAGAAAGACCAGACACAGCCGACGAAAAGGATTGGTGTGTCTACATTGATACAGATTCTCTTTACTTTTCATCCGTTCCCTTACAACACAAATTCAATGGCGACATTCAAGAAAACACGATTAAACTTGCTAGATTTATTGAGGGACGACTTAATGCTTATTATGATAGTATGTCTCTGGATTATTTCAATTGTGAAGCTCATAAACTTTACATAAAAGGTGAGGTTATTGCAAGTTCTGGTATCTGGATTGCTAAGAAACGATACGCAATGCTCAAGACATATGACTTGGAAAAGGATATGGAAATTGAACCGAAACTAGGTGTCAAGGGACTTGACATTATTCGGTCATCCTTCCCGATTAAGTTTAAGTCGTATATGAGAAATTTTATTCTGGACCTACTAAAGAATAGAGACAAGGATGTGGTCAGTAATGAACTAATGACATTCTATAAAAGTCTAAATGATATTCCGTATCGTGAAATTGCTAGGAATACATCAGTCAAAGGTTTTAAGAAGTATGGTGTGGGTGATATCATTGGTGACTATGGAAAGGGAACACCTATCCACCTCAAGTCGGCAATAAACTATAACCAATTGTTGTCAGAGTTCGGTATAGAAAAACAATACCCACCAATCAGTGAGGGTGAAAAGATAAAGTATGTGTTATTAAAAGATAACCCATATAAACTTGATAGTCTTGCGTTTAAAGATTATGAAGACCCACCACAAATCGTGAAGTTCTTAACAGAATATTGTGACCATCGTAGATTGTTTGAGGCCGAATTAAAAAAGAAGGTCAAAGACTTTTATGATGCTCTAGATTGGGGAGAACTTCCGATGGATGTAAACGAAAAAGCTAGTCAATTCTTTGCGTTTTGACCTTGACTAGATAACAATAATGTATTATATTACAGAGTAAATTAAAACAGGAGAGGTTATGAACAGAAACATTTTGGAAAAGTTTATTTCCAAATACACCCTTGGTGGTGCTTGTGATAGTGTGACATTTGATTGTTCCACAAACGATGTCAAGGTCAGGGGTATTAGTAGTGACAAGAATGTTCTTTGTGAGGTTACAATGAATCAACCCTTCCTCCCCACTGGCAGATATAGTGTGTATGAAACCAGTAGGTTGAGGTCAATGATTGGTATCCTGAGTGATACGTTTCTAACCAAACCCTTGGTCAATGGTGATGTTGCTTACGCAGTTCATTTCACCGACCAATCAAATACAGAGATGACATTTGTCCTTTCAGATGAATCAATCATCCCCCCTGTTCCAGACCTCAAGACCGTTCCAGAATTTGAACTGAAGGTTGACATTGACGAAACCTTTGTCAATACTTTCGTGAAGGCAAAGAGCGCTCTTGCTGAGTCTGATACCTTTACTATCTCTAGTAACAATGGTAAGACAGATGTTGTGTTGGGTTTCTCTACAAGTAACACCAACCGAATCAAGTTGAACGCCAAGTCTAATGATGTTGGTAGTTTTTCCCCAATCAGTTTCTCTGCTACATATCTGAAGGAAATCCTTACATCTAACAAGGATGTTACTCAGGGTGTAATGGAGGTCAGTTCTACTGGTCTGGCTAGAATCACCTTCCATACAAATGATATCAGTTCAACGTATTACCTTGTTCAGATGGCGATTGATGTATGATTCCTAGAGAAGAATATATAGACCACCCTCTATATGGGAGACGAGTATTGCACTTTATGTCCCCCGTAAGGTGGCGTGGTCCAAAGTATGAACACAACAAATGTTCTAACTATAAGGTTTTGAACAAGACAGTTGAGTGGTTACCGATGTGTCATCACTTTATTCTTGCTCCAGAGAACCACGAAATTCCAGATGACCGCGACAATGTTACTTTGATTCCGTTTGATTATGCCGGGTCAGTGACTCTGAACAGAGGTCATATGAACGCTAAGGATATTGTTCGTATGTTTAATCTTCGTGGAATGGACTTGGACTTTATCTTTAATCACCAACCAGAACTTACCTATGGCATCATCAATGGTATTCAGAGTGCTAGGTATGGTGCGTTCACAAAGGTATTTAATATTTTCCATTGGTTGGATACACCACAGACTAAACCAACCGATGTATTCCCCGATGGATTTATTAGACAACTTGAGGCAATCCACCTTGGTGCTAATACATTCTTTCATTGTGAAGAAAGTTTAAAATATCTACAAACAAATTTCTCCCCGAAACGAGAAAATTCTTTTATTGATATTAATCTTCCTTATGTAGAGAATAAGATTCGTTATATGCCTCTTGGGGTCAACCACGATGAAGAACCAGAACCATTCCCCTTACCAAGAGATAAGAAAATTCTGGTGTTTAACCATAGATGGGCCAAGACAACTGGTATTAATAAGTTGATTGAATACACAGAAGGATTGGGTGATGAGTATTTGATTTGGGTTACCGATGAAAACGCTCTGAATCCTAGAGCTGGTAATCCAGCCCCAGACCACTTCCACGTTCAAACCTTAGATTATAGGAAGTATCTGTATCTATTGCAGAACTGTCACGCAACAATGTGTTTTGTTGATGGTTATATGACTTGGAATCTTTCTGTTCAAGATTCTATTAGTTTTGATACTCCTTCATTAGCATATAATCATCCAACACAACGATATGTTCTTGGTGACGACTATCCTTTCCTGTTTAAAACCAAGGATGATTTCTTGAATCTATTAAATAATATACCAGATAGATTTGAATGGACTTTGCCTCCTCACGATGAAACATTTAAGACTAATCTCTTAAATACAATGATGGAGACAATGGAAGAAACTAGAATTCCTGTTTCAAAATATAACAACGAATGGTATCATCACATTATTTCCCTACAGAATAATGCATACAAAGCACATCTACTCAAAAACTCCCATCCAGATTTGTATTCCAGTAATGTTTGGGAAGGATTGAGGTTAAAGGCTATGGATATGGGTGTTCGTGATGACCCAACAAGTAAGTTCACTAGGTTTTTTATTCCTAATGAAGAAGTAAAGCAACGATTGATTGGTGAGATAAATGGTGAAGACTTTGGTGAGTCTGAACTTGACCTTGACTTTGAACGGGTAGAACTTCAAAAGGATATCAAGGAAAGTATTAAGAAACAGGTCAATCGTGAAAAGAAAAACAATAGTAACGCAGACAAATTTTTTGGAGAGATTAAATGAGAATACCAGTGGAGTATATTTGGATTGATGGAGCCCGCCCAACAAAGAGGCTCAGGTCAAAGATTAAGATTGTAGACGTTGAAGACAGAACCAATGTTTCTTTGGGTGATATGCCTGATTGGGGATTCGACGGCAGTTCTACAGGTCAAGCAGAAGGTAACTTCTCTGATTGTAAGTTGGTTCCCGTCAGAGTATACAATCACCAATACGACCACATTCCTCTCGTTCTTTGTGAGGTGTTCCATTCGGATGGCATTGTTCACGAAACAAATACTCGTCACGCTCTAGCAAGAATGCAGGAAGAACTCATTGACGAAGATGTTTGGGTTGGTCTTGAACAAGAGTATACATTCTTCCAAGGACAACGCCCACTTGGTTGGCCCGAAGGCGGTTACCCACCACCACAAGGTCCGTTCTATTGTGGTGTGGGCGCTGATGAAGTCTTTGGTCGTGGTCTTGTCCTAGAACATATGTATTCCTGCCTAAACTATGGTATCCAACTCTCAGGTATTAACGCCGAAGTTATGCCCGGTCAGTGGGAGTTCCAAGTTGGTTCAGGTGACCCACTCAAGATGTCCGACGACCTTATTGTTGCACGATTCCTTCTCTATATGTTGGGTGAGAAACATGGTATCAATGTATCACTAGAACCCAAGCCTGTTCGTGGTGATTGGAATGGTGCTGGTTGTCATGTCAACTTCTCCACCAAGTCAATGAGACAAGATGGTGGACTAGAACTTATCCACGAAGCCTGTGCTCGTCTTGGTGACCGACACAAGGACCACATCGCCGTCTATGGTCATGGTAACGAAGCAAGGTTGACAGGGCTTCACGAAACTTGTAGTATTAATGAGTTCAGGTGGGGAATAAGCGACCGTGGTGCTTCTATCCGTATCCCAATGGATACTGCTTTCAATCGTAAGGGATACCTTGAGGACCGCAGACCCGCCGCTAATTGTGACCCATATGAGGTGTGTCACATTCTTATGGAGACAATATGCAAGTAGAGAATGTAGTCACCGATAAATGTGTTCTATGTAAAACAGATACAAATATTCCTGTAGATACTCATATACACAAAAGACAATATTATGTAGAGGGGTCTGGACAACTCTGTAAAAAGTGTTATATTATAACATTCAAGAGAGGTTAATATGCAAGTAGAGAATAGCTTGTGGGTAGAAAAGTATCGTCCGGTTGTGTTAGACAAGTATGTAGGTAACGAACACATCAAGGACAAGATACAAACCTTGATAGACCAACAGGACATTCCCCATCTACTTCTCGCAGGTAGAGCAGGAACAGGTAAGACAACTCTTGCCAAAATGTTGGTCAAGAACATTGAGTGTGATTATCTGTTCATCAATGCTTCCGATGAGAATAGTGTTGATACAATCCGTAACAAGATTAAAGGGTTCGTTACGACCATTGGGTTTAAACCATTAAAGATTGTTATCTTGGATGAGGCCGATTATATTTCACCCAATGGTCAAGCTGCTCTTCGTAACTTGATGGAGACATTTAGTAAACACGCAAGGTTTATCTTGACTTGTAACTTTCAAGAAAGAATTATTGACCCCATCATAAGTCGTTGTCAATCGTTCTCTTTGAATCCTCCATCGCAGAAAGATGTCGCCGTCCATCTCGCCTTCATCCTTCAGCAAGAAAGTGTTAGCTTTTCGCCAGAGGACATCAAACAATTGGTCGTGACTTATCATCCCGACATCCGTAAGATTATCAATACCGCACAACTATTCTCCAAGGATGGTAAATTGAGCATTGATGTCCAACAATTGGTGGGGTCAGATGTAAAACTAAAAGTCTTGGAACTTCTTTTACAGAAACTCAACCCCAATGAGCGTTTCAAAGAGATTCGTGAACTGATTCATAAGAATGGCGTTTCCGATTTCTCTGAACTTTTTAAATATATATTTGAGAACATTGAGGAGTTCCCCGAAGATAAACAACCTATGATTATCTTGGAACTTGCCGAAGCACAACACAGAGATGCGTTCGTGGTGGACAAAGAAATCAACTTTGCTGCCTGTGTATACAAAATCATTAAACTATAAGGAACAAGTTATGTCACGTAGAACAAACAAACAAAACAGAGCAATGAGTAGTCCACAACAAACCACGGTCAACGTAGACCTGTCATCTGCCGATGATATTACTTGTGATAGTTGTGGTAACTATACATTTCTTCCAGTTATGCTGATGAAACGTTTGTCGGCAATTATGTCTCCTACAGGTCAGGAAGCAATCATTCCTATGCAGGTATTCTCCTGTAACGCCTGTGGTTGGATTAACAAGGAGTTCTTGCCGATGAAAGAACAAGAGGAAGAACCAGCCGATGACAATGGAACTGGAAAAATTATCGTATGATAAGATGGTGGGGGGAGTCCTTGGTGGAGTTGCCAGATACTTTGGTATCGACACCAAGGCCCTCCGCGTCATCTATGCTGTCGGGCTTGCAATCGGCCCTTTCCAATTTGAACTTTTTATATTATATTTAGTTCTCTGGGTTGCACTACCTAAACAAGAAATGTTCAATGACTAAAAAACCTACACCATTCACGCACGTTAATGACATCTATAGTCGGTCATCACAATTTAAAGGTGATGAAGGTTATAGTCAGTATGTAATTAACAAAGAGTTGTCAAAGAATGGTGAACTGATTGACTTGGTTAATGTAGTCCAGCAATATTATTCGCCTCCCTTGGACAATAAGTTGCACTTCAAGGTTATGAATTCTTTATTCCCATACTCCAAGAGGCCGGGGTTCAAACAATTCCCGTGGATTTGGAAGGGGTCAAAAAAAGTAGACCCATTGGTTGAGGTTATTAGTAAACATTTCAACGAAAGTATAAAGAATAGTAAAGTCTATTATGAAATACTGAACAGCAGTAAGGAAGGTAAAAAGCAATTAAAGTATCTTGAAAACATCTATGGGTTGAAAAACTAATGGGACTTTTTAGAATAAAACATACAAATTTTGAAGAAATATTTTCATTCAAAGACTTGGATACATTAGATGAAGAAGAGTGGAAAATTTCTGACAGACTAAACGAAGAAAGCTGGAAACAAAGATATCAATATGAGAAGACAATTGTAGATTCTATTATCGTAGATAATCCTCACATTAAAAATGTTCTAGAATTGGGTTCCGGCCCCGGTGTGTTATCACAATACATTTTAAAAGATAATACAAATTTAAATTATCACTTGGTTGATAAACCATTCGCAAAAAAATATTTTGATGAACACAATTTTAATGGAACCTTCTTTGTAAAAGATTTATCCAATTCTTTTGATACTTCTGGTTTAATGGATTGTTATGATTTGATAATCACTAACGATTTTTTAGAGCACGTTTTAAATCCACACATAATTGTAAAAACAATATATGAGTTGACAAATAAAAATTCTGTTTACTTGATATCAAATCCTAATTGGAGAATGGCACACCAATTTTTGTATCGTGGTTTGTTTGATTTTGATAATCTTTTATATTTTCTTTATGTTCATGGGTTTGAGTGTGTTGGGTTATATGGTTCACAATTAAAAACTCCAAACTATCCTAGAGTTAGTAGTGAAACCTTGTTACCAGAAGAAAATTTATATGATTGGAATCACTATTTAATTTTTAAACACCGTGAGGATTTTGATGTTTAAAGAAGCTCTTGAAGGAACATATCGTGACAAAGTTAAATGGTTTGCTGGCGTAGCAGACAATGTAGTTCATGTTACCTTACACGATATGCAAGGTGAGAATATTCAATACGATTTTATGATACACATTCGTGGTCGTGAACAATTTGAAACACAACTTGGTAAGATGTGTGAACATTACATTGGTAGGTTTGTAGATGGACAAGAATAGAATATCATTCTCACAATACAGAATGTGGAGAGAGTGCAACTACAAGTGGAAACTAAATTATGTAGATAAGTTGGGAACCTTTGACCAGAGTATTCACACAATCTTTGGAACTGCTGTCCATCGTGTATTACAGGATTGGATGGAACAAGATTTGTATGGTGACAAGACACAAAAGTATGCAACTACCGTAGACTTGAGTGACAAGTTTAAAGAAATCTTGATGGAAGAAGCAAAACCCCATATCAAAACAGAAGATGGGTTCTTGTTTACTCGTCAAGAGTTGGAAGAGTTCTACCACCAAGGTTGTGAGATTATCCAGTATGTGCAAAAAAACCAAGAAAAGTTTTTCCCTACCAAGGATACAAAACTATATGCTATTGAGCACGAACTAAACGCCGACATCAATGACCACGTATATTTTATTGGATACATTGATGTGGTCACATACAATGAAAAAACTGGTGAGTATACTTTGTATGATTTAAAGACCAGTAGTCGTGGTTGGAATCAATACGCAAAGAAAGATAAGAAAAAGACAGACCAGTTACTACTCTACAAGATATTCTTTGCAAAAGAGTTGGGGATACCACCTACTAAAATCAACGTGGTCTTTACAATCCTTAAACGTATACTGATAGAAAGTCAGTATCCTATTCCAAGAGTATCAGAGTTCTCACCAGCCAGTGGTCCACCCTCAATGAAAAAAGCGTGGGATGGTATGAATGAGTTTGTAGACAAGGCATTTTTTGGTGGTGAGTATGACCCCAACCAAATCGCAAGTCCTTCTAAGAACAATTGTAAGTTTTGTGAATTTAGTGAGAATGGTGTATGTGAATACTCAGCAAAAAAAGTAACATCACCAAGTAGACAACAAGAGTGGGTTAGTTTGTGATAGACAAACTATTTATATAGGTTAAAGGAGATATAAATGTTAGGTCTAATCAAACAACTAGCTAGTTTAATTACTGTCGCTGTCAATATACCAAATCTAATTAAACTTTTGACGGGGATTGTTAGGGACTATTCTCCCGGCCCAGAAGACCCACCAGCACCAACTCCAAATGTTCTGGGGATATCTTATGAGATAGGAAAATCTGTAACAGCTCCTGCCAAAACAAAAGTACTGACAGTAACGTTACCCCAATATATAATTGATTACGAACAAGAATCCTCAGGCTGGCGTGATGCTGCAATAGATAGAATAAATTCAAAGTACGACGATGGTGAGTTGCTAAGTAGTGAAAAGACTGCAAAGATAGATAGAGAAAATACCAGACACAATGAGAGGGTTGCAGAATATACCCAAGACTTACGAGATGTATATGAACCATATGCAAATGGTTTAGCTATGGGGAAGGCCGAACAGATAGACCCCGCAATAAGAACCGCCGTTGCACCAATTATGTTAGCTATTGGTATACCAACTTTATTAAATTGGTTAAAAAATGTAGCCGGGGGATTCGGTGATGTTGGAATTACTTCACAATCTGAAGCAGAGGGAAATTTTAATTCAGCTCTAGCGGCAGAAAGTGCCGCTCAAGGTGAAGGGATACCTGTTGGTTCTCTTCAAGACAGTACTAAAAATCTTTTATTATTTTCTTCCACGTTAAGTCCATCTTTTAAATATGAAAACGGCAATCTAGTTGATAGATTAGTATATTTTGTTAATGACAAAAATGTCACAGACGAACCAAATTACCAGTTGACAATAGAAAGATATGGTGTTAGATTTCCTAACGAAGAAAAATCAAATATAACATATCGAATAGATAAATCTTCTGGGGTTATAACTTTAAGGTGGACCGGACAAACTCCAAACTTTGACAGTGACATTACTTTTAAAGTAACTGGTTGGGAGAAAGCCCCACTTGGAATAAGAATACTTGGCGGGGGATTGTTTGAGCAAAGAGATAGAGCATCTAACACATTTACAGTACCTATTAGGTTTGCATCAACGTATCCAGAACAATAAACAGACTACTTATATAAAACTCCATAAGGAGAGGTTACATGAGAGAGAATTGGTTACCAAAATCAGAACGTAAAACTATTTTATTTTTAGGCGATGACCTCCGTATTCCATCTGGAATCGGCACGATGAGTAAAGAAATCGTGGAGGGAACCTGTCACCGATACAATTGGGTTCAACTCGGCGCCGCTATCAACCACCCTGACGCCGGAAAGGTCTTAGATATTTCTGGAGACTTACAAAATATTACGGGTGTTGAGGATGCATCTTGTGTTGTCCATCCTTGGAATGGGTATGGTGACCCCATGATTCTAAGACAATTAAGCCAACATTACAATCCAAATGCAATCCTCCACTTTACAGACCCACGATATTGGTTGTGGTTGTATAATATGGAACACGAAATCCGTAGTGAGATTCCAATCTTCTTCTACACGATTTGGGATGACTTGCCTTACCCATACTACAACGAAAACTTCTATCGTTCCTGTGATTGGTTGGGTTGTATTTCCAAACAAACATATAACATCGTGAAGCAAGTTCGTGGTCGTAAAGAAAAGACAGAACCTTGGCAACTTTCATATGTTCCACACGGCATCAACCCAGACAAATTTCATCCTGTTGACAAAGACAGTGAGGAGTACAAGAACTTTAGAAATGAAGTCTTACAAGGAAAAGACTACGAGTATGTGGTCTTCTATAACTCACGAAATATTCGTCGTAAGATGACCAGTGATATTATGCTTGGGTTCCAACAGTTTGTCAGACAATTACCAGAAGAAAAGAGAGACAAGACTTGTCTGTTAATGCACACACAACCCGTTGATGATAATGGAACAGACCTGTGGGCTGTTCACAGAGATGTCACACCAGATATCAATCTGTTGTTTACCAACAGAAGATATGAACAAGACGGCATCAATATGCTTTACAACGTTGCTGATGTCACAGTTAACATATCCAGTAACGAAGGTTTTGGGTTGTCTGTTGCTGAAAGTTTGATGGCTGGCACTCCCGTGGTGGTCAATGTAACTGGTGGTCTACAAGACCAGTGTGGATTCACAAACGACTCAGGCGACCTTCTAGACCCCGACGTTGACTTTACCTATGAGTGGGGGTCTAACCACGACGGGAGGTTTAAGAACCACGGTGAGTGGGTTATACCAGTATTCCCTGCGTCTCGTAACCTAGTCGGGTCACCTATCACACCATACATTTTTGACGACCGTTGTAAGTGGGAAGACGTTGGTGATGCTATCACTGAGTGGTATAATCGTGGTGACGAAAAGAGACAACAAGCAGGAGAAATGGGTCGTCAATTCTGTCTTAACGAGGGTGGGTTACACGCCGAAAATATGTGCAACCTTTTCATTGAGGGAATGGACAAAGCAATGGAAAACTTTACTCCAAGACAACCATTTTTCCTAGAGAAAGTTTAATGTCCAAGCACCTCTTTTCCAAAATTTTTTTTCTACCAAATTTTTACCTATAGGAAATTTTTATGAGTTATAGACCAAAGTGTGTTGTGAGAGCGCCAGTCGCCACAAGGTCCGGTTATGGTGAGATGTCTAGAGACATTGTTAGACATCTTATTGAATATGACAAATATGATGTTGAAATCCACTCTATCAATTGGGGTGAGACTCCAATGAACGCATTGGACGAAAATGAACCAATGGATAAGATGATACTTGACAGAATCCGTCCAGAACAGTTCCAATCCCAACCAGACCTTTATGTGTCAATTTCGGTTCCAACAGAATTTAGACCAGTGGGTAGATACAACATTGGTATAACCGCTGGTATTGAAACCACACAAGCAAGTCCTGAGTGGGTCCAAGCAATGAACCAGATGGATGTTGCATTCGTAATTTCAAATCATGCTAAGAATGTGTTTGAAAATTCAAAATATGAGGCTAGGGACCAGAATCAAAATGTTGTTGGAATGATTCAATGTGAAAAACCAATTGAGGTCTTAAATAATTGTGTAGACACATATATCTACAAAAAGACAAATGAACTTGATTTACAAAAAACAATAAAAGACACATTCAAAGATATTCCAGAAAAATTCAATTATTTGTTTGTTGGTCACTGGCTTAGAGGTGATATGGGTCAAGATAGAAAAAATGTTGGATTGTTGGTCAATGTATTCTGTCAAATATTTAAAAAGACAGAGTTTACTGAAAAACCGGCTCTTATCCTAAAGACAAGTGGTGCTGGGTATTCACTTCTTGACCGTGAACAAATCTTAGACAAGATTAGACGAATCAAAGAAAGTATTCCACTAGAACCAGGCGAATGTTTCCCTAATGTGTATCTTTTACACGGTGACCTAACAGAAAAGGAAATGGCGTCACTATACAACCATCCAAAGGTCAAGGTCCACGTTTCATTCACAAAGGGTGAAGGTTTTGGTCGCCCGCTCCTCGAAGCATCACTCAGTGGTAAACCAGTGATTGCTCCCGGTTGGTCAGGACACCTTGATTTCTTGGACCCGAACGATGCGATTCTACTTGGTGGTCATCTCAATGATGTTCACGATTCCGCTATCTGGGACAAGGTTATTATCAAGGGTTCCAAGTGGTTTGATATTGACCCCAATATGGCTGCTACCGCTATGGTTGAGTTGTTTAACAACTACCAACCTTGGAAAAAGAAAGCGGTCAATCTCGCTAAGAAAAACAAAGAAAACTTTAATTACAAAAAGATACAAAAGATTACTTGGGAATTGTTAGACAAGTATGTTCCAGAGTTTGAGGAACCAGCACAACCAATGAAGTTAAATCTTCCAAAATTAAAGAAAATTGGTCAAACCGAAGAAACACCGAAAGTAGAACTTCCTAAAATTAAATTACCACAACTAAAAAAGATTTAACATGAAAGAAATTCTAAAGTTAGTAGAGGATTACATAAAAGAACAAGACAGTAAAAAGTCTTGGACAGCGGGTAAAGATTGGGTTCAATATTCTGGTCCATACTTTGACCATCAAGAATATGTTAGAGCAGTCAAAACTTTACTTGGTGGTTGGTTGGTTCTTGGGGCAGAAGCTATTAAGTTTGAAAGAACATTTCCAAAACTCTTAGGAAAAGAACGTGGTCTATTTGTTAATAGTGGTTCTTCTGCTAATCTTTTGATGTTGAAGGCACTTACATCAAAACGAGGACTGAATCTACCAAAAGGTACTAAGGTAATTACTCCAATAGCAGGGTTCCCCACAACTATTAACCCAATCTTCCAGAGTGAGTTTCAACCATTGTTTGTTGACATTGAGTTAGATACTCTTAATCTTGACTTGGACCAAGTTGAACAGGTTTGTAAGGACAACCCCGATGCCAAGGTAATAACATTTGCTCATGTTCTTGGTAACCCACCAAACATGGATAAACTAGTGCAAATTGTAGAGAAATATGATTTGATATTACTTGAAGATTGTTGTGATGCATTGGGTAGTACATATGACGGTAAGAAGTTGGGTTCGTTTGGTAAAATGGCTAGTTGTTCGTTCTACCCAGCACACCACATGACCACAGGAGAGGGTGGATTTGTTGCCATGAATGATATGGATACAGAACGAATCGTAAGGTCATTCAGAGAATGGGGTAGGGGTTGTTATTGTGTTGGTAAACAAAATCTGCTTGAAAAGGGAACTTG